CAGGATTTTGAGCAGATGGAGTACATGCCTGAGATTGCCTCGGCACTTGACATCTATGCCGACGAGATGACGACATCTAATGAATATGATCGTCTATTGAATATTGATTGTCTGAACCATGAAATTAAAACTATTTTAGAATCACTTTTTTATGACACCCTTAATATAGAGTTTAACTGCTTTGGTTGGGCACGGTCGATGTGTAAGTACGGCGACTTCTTTTTATATATGGACATCGACGAGAGGTTGGGAATCACTTCTGTTATAGGNATGCCTAACAGCGAGGTAGAACGACTAGAGGGCCAGGACCAAACAAACCCCAATTATGTTCAGTACCAATGGAATGGCCCGGGAATGACCTTCGAGAACTGGCAGGTTGCCCACTTCCGCATTCTTGGTAACGATCGTTACTCTCCATATGGAACATCCGTATTAGACCCAGCCCGACGGATCTGGCGTCAGCTCACTCTGCTGGAGGATGCGATGATTGCTTATCGTGTCGTCCGCGCCCCTGAGCGTCGTATGTTTAAAATTGATGTTGGTAACATCCCGCCACAGGATATTCCACAATACATGGAAAAAGTTAAATCCGAGATGAAACGAAACTCTTTGGTTGACGCATCCACTGGTCGCGTAGACCTTCGCTACAACCCGCTTTCTTTGGAAGAGGACTATTTTATTCCAACGCGAGGAGGCGTAGGGTCCACGATCGAATCCCTCCAGGGAGCATCAAGCCTTAACGACATCGATGATGTTAAGTATTTGCGCGACAAACTATTCGCAGCCATTAAAATTCCGCAAGCATATCTCACGAACCTAGAGGGCGCAGACGAAGACAAAACGACCTTAGCTCAAAAGGACATCCGATTCGCCAGAACGATTCAGAGACTACAAAGGTCGCTGGTAGCAGAGCTTGAGAAGATGGCAATCGTCCACCTCTACACCTTGGGTTTCCGGGATGCCGACTTGTTGTCTTTTAAGATTTCATTGAACAATCCATCTCGGCTAGCCGAATTGCAGCAGTTAGAATACATGAGAACAAAATTTGATACAGCCGGGTCAGTACCCGAAGGAACGTTCAGTAAGCGTTGGGTTGCTCACAATATTCTTGGGCTTTCGGATGATGAGTTCCTTCGTAACCAGCGAGAGACATTCTACGACCGTAAGTACCAGCAGGCACTCGAAGGCCTCGCCGAAGAAGGCGCGCTCGAAGGTGGTGGCGATGGTCTGGGCGGCGATGATCTAGGAGGCGACTTGGGTGGCGATCTAGGAGGCGACCTAGGCGGCGACGACTTGGGCGGAGAAGATCTAGGCGCAGAAGGTGGCGACGATTCCGCATTGCTCGCAACTCCGGGCCGAAAAGATGATGGCTCCGGCCCCACCAAGCATCAAGGTGGGCCCCACATACCCGACGGCCCCGATGCAAGAACCGTCCGCGGAACTGGCGGCCGTCGCAGACGAATGAGAGCTGAGGCCGTCCCAATGGAGATTTCTACGTACCGTAAGAATGCTGGATCGAGCATAGGGAACCCAATGGGTGATATGCCAGACCCGAGATTTGGTCTAGAAGAGCAAAAACTACCTACTTATAGTGAGAACGAAGCTGCTTTGTTTGAAAATACAACAAAGGTTCGTATGCTAGTGCGTCAAATGGAGACGAAGGAAACATCAAAAGATGAAACATAATAAAAAGAGAAATACTGCCTTTATTTATGAAATCCTCTCGCGGGAACTAACAAAAGCGATTGTAGAATCGGATTCTGGCAAGAAGTCAACGATTATTGAGATAGTTAGAGAACACTTTGCTAGCGACTCAAGTCTAACGCAAGAGTTGCGTTTGTATAAAAATCTTCTGGAGACAAGCAACATACAACAGCACATTGCCGAGAAGATTCTTCATGAAACCAAAATTGTCTATAACCAGCTTAATGAAAAAGAGATTTTTGATGCTCAGTCACGATTGATTGCAGCTATAAACAAAAACATCGGGCAAGAGGCGTGGTCTAATTTCGTTCCTAACTTCAAATCATTGGCTTCGATAAATGCCATCTTTAATTCAAAAACCGCAGTCAAGAAAAGAGTCCTCTTCGAACAGGCAACAATCCAGAATATGAGCCGGCTCCAAGAAACTCAGCAGAAGAATCAGCTAGAACCTTTGGATAGCTTAACATATCGTTCGTTTATCCAAAAGTATAACAACAAGTACGCCGACCTACTACAAGAACAAAAAGAATTGCTTAACCGATACATTACTGGTTTTGCTGACAACGGTTTCGAGTTAAAAGTTTACTTAAATGAAGAGCTGTCGCGTCTTAAAGAAGCAGTTGAAGAAAAGAAAACAACTGAATCAAAATCTCTAATCTCACAAAAATTAGTAGAAGTAGGGAACTATCTGGAAGAGTTCCGGAAAAGAGAGTTTACAGATCGAGACCTTAACAAAATCTTAAAGACCCAACAACTAGTTCAGGAGCTATCAGCCAATGATTAAAATTAAGATCGGTGGCCCTCAAGCAACAGTAGAACTTCGAGCACGAAAAGCTCTCGACGGCTCTCTTCTCATCATGGACCATCTCAAGATTGATATTGCCGTGGTACCAGACACGATGAAAGTCGTGACATTTCCGAAGACAGACTCATCAGAAGATGTGTATGTCTATCAAAATCGCCTATTGGAGTTCCTCGCCGATAAGGGCGTCGTCAACCGAGACTCAATCCAGGGCGGAAATGTTTTTCGTTCCTTGGAAGGCGTTGTATTTAAGAATGAAAAACTAAACTCTTTGCAAGCCGCAGTGTACGTGATAGCAGAGTTCATCGATCAAGAACAGCAGCACGAACAGCTAGCTGATCAGTATGAGAAAGAGCTTGAAGACATGTTCACTCATCCCACAGACCGCGACTCGACAGAATACGGCGAAGTGCCACAGTATGCCGAGAAGGGATCTATGCGTCCTGGTTACTACTATAACCCATTAAGGAACAGGTATTAATGAAACTTATAATGGAAAGTTGGCGACAGTATTTGGAAGAGGGACTTTTTGGAAGATCCGAAGTTGATTACGAGCGCGAATCCGGCGAAGGGCGCGCCTCACTCGGACGAGATATGGCGGCCGCTACACAGGGAGAAGTTCCATTTGGAGATGAAGACGACCTGAAGACTGTGGGCGATCTTAAACAACTAATAGCGCAAGCCAAAAGACTTAAAAAGACTAATGCCATGAAAGGAGAGTTGAGAGATACTATTAAATCAGTAGTAACTCTCGGTGGCGCGGAGCTCATGAAAGTAATAAAGTCAACCTACAAGCTTCCCGATAACGTAAACCCGGGCCCCGGTCTATCTCACCTGAACGTTGATGATCACGTGTCAGCCATCGTCGACGATAATCTAGAAAATGATTTTTTAAAAACACTAGAGGCTGAGTTAAAAAGCGGCGACATTCCAGACGAAACTCCGCTACCTCAATTAAACTTAACACAAATGTTAAGCAATTTCATTCAAGGCAAACACGACAAAAGAACAGTCAGTGTACCAGAAGAAAGTTAGACTTTGCAACTACTACATTTTATACTTGCCGCATATGGCATGACCTTCATTATTATACACGGACACATCTTTAATAAGATACGCCCAAAGTGCCAATCTTGGGGCGGCTTCGGCCGCCTATTCCACTGCCATTTGTGTATGGGATTCTGGGTTGGCGTATTTCTGTGGGGCATTAGTCCATATACAGAACTATTTACATTTGAATATTCAGCCGTTAACGCATTCTTGTGTGGCTGCATAAGCGCAGGGACATCATATTTTCTGAGTATGGTGGTTGATGATTTCGGGATCAAATGGTCCCAGAAGGAGGTGAATCATGAAGAAACGTAATATCCCANGCGTTCGCAGGTGCTGCTCCGGTAGCATATTTTATGTGGGGGCGAGAGTCCCCACGTTAAAGTTTTTAAAGGAATAAGAGTATGGCTCGCAGAAAAAATGTAAAAAGAATCGATCCAAGGTACTTCTTGAGCGAGACGGTGAATCGTAATAATGACGGTTCTCGTTTGGAAGAGGGTTTTACTGATGTGGTCGGATCCCTCGCAAGTCGAGCCGGCTTGTTTGGAAAAGAAGACAAGGAAGCTGAATGGTGGCAACGTATTGCCAAGCCCATTATCAAACAGGAGATGGGTGACGATTATGATTACTCGGTCGCTCACGACATTAAACAACAGTGGGATCGAGATGGCGCTGATATGAACGCGAAGAGTATAGTTCAAACAATTAAAGATGCTGTTGAGTATTACAAGTTAGCCCATGAGATTGATCACTATATGAAGGACGACCTAGAGAAAATGCGTGATAACGGAATTACTCTAGAGAAGCTGCGCAAGCTCGTCGCAAAAATCGGCAAGCGCCGCGATGACGAACGAATGAAAAGGCGTGACCGTGCTATGAGCGGCNAGCCGCGGGGACCAGGAGAGACGGCAGCAACCAGAGCATATGAGTTAATGGTCAATCGAAAGAGAGCTGCNGATAAAGGCTGGGACCGAGATACAGCACTGGATAATGGACTATCAGTCGATGGCAACTTCGGCCGCGAATGGAGAGGCGAGGCGCCCGATCCCGATGACCTGGAGGACGCCCGCAAAAAGGCCCGTGAATCGACAAGAGGAGTGGGCAGATAATGGCCCAACTTCTACGAGAATACTATGAGCTATGCGAAGGCGGCGTCTGTCAGGACTTACTGACGGAAGCTGAAAAGCGCTTCGTCAACGAAGGCGGAATGATGCTCACAGGCAAACTCCAAGAAGCAGACGTTCAGAATGGCAACGGCCGCGTGTATCCGATGGGCATTATGGAGCGCGAGGTAAAGAAATATGCCGAGGTCGTTAATGACCGCCGGGCTCTCGGCGAACTTGATCACCCCGACTCATCCATCATCAACCTAGTCAACGTTTCCCATATGGTAACAGAGGTGTGGATGGATGGTCCATCAGTTATGGGCAAGATTAAAGTATTGGAGACCCCTTCCGGTCAGATCCTCAAGGCTCTCGTTGAGTCTGGCGTAAAGACCGGTATCTCGTCAAGAGGAATGGGATCTGTCACAGAACGCCAGGGCAAAACTATGGTAGAGGATGACTTCCAACTTATCTGTTTTGATATTGTGTCGGAACCCTCAACCCCGAACGCCTTCATGGCCCTCTCGGAAAACAAGATGATGAATGAGAGCATTCAGAAGAAAAACAGAATCATTAATTTGATGAACGAAATATTGGAGAAGTAAAATGCTAATTTCGCAACGCGAGCTAGACAGACTCATTAAAGAAGAAGTAGAGAGAGCAATCGAGGAAGGTTGGCTCGACCAATTGGTGGGCAAAAGTGCCGGCCTAAAATCTAGAGCCGCCGGCGCAATGTCCGGCCTTGGAGCCAAAGCTGCTCGCGGCCTGGGCGCAACCACTGCTGCAGCTGATATGGAAAAAGCCGGCTCAGAGCGTAAGTCTAAAGCCGCAGATCAGGAAAAGCTGGGACTAATGAAACAGCATGCTCGCAAGTTTCAAATCATATCAACTGACATGATTAAGGATGCCACAAAATTGGGCCTTCTAACAGATCCCAACTTCAAGAAGGCCCTGCAGGCAGCCAAATCAATATCTACGCGTATGAACACTGTTATAGCACAGTGGGTAAAGGCCGGTGCGCTGCCCGGCGACGACCTCCCGGACTCCCCTCCAGACTCCGACGGTGGCGCTCTTGGTTCTGAAGAGGACCTCACTGCCACGATCCAATCGGGTACTCCAGTAGTATACGCCGACGCGAAAGGAAACCAGAAGAAAGCTGTCGTCGTTAAAACACTAGA